TCCCTCATAGCTACTTCAATCTGCTTCTCAATCACTTGCTTTTAATAAAAGTTCATCGTCTGGTGTTTTCACAGATAATAAATCTTCTAAAATTAAAAGCTGGTCCCTATCATCGTAGGGAGTTTTGTTAATGTTAGATTCAGATAATTCGCTAATGCTTCTTATTGCTTCATTCATTATATTGCTTTTATAAGTGTATTATAACACATTTTTACTTATTTGTCAAGGGCTTTGTCTTTATTATCTCTATTATGATCGCTTCTTCGTTTGTTTTATCTTCTGTCATAATTATAATTTTATTATTAGATTTCTATAATCCTCTATGTCTGCTTCATCCATTCGCTTAAAGATGTCGCCATTATCATCTAGCATTAGTATTGATGTTTTAAGTGTTACTGTTTCTTCTACCTTTGCTGTAATATCTTTCTTTTGATGATATGTTTGATAACCTGTCTTTGATATATATATATCAAATGGTCCATACGATTCATAAAGACTATCGTAGGTACTTCCATCTGGGTCGTGTGTAATATTTGTCGTCTTTACTTCCATAATTATTCCTACTAAGTCATCTACATCAGGAGTAACTAAAAAAGGTTCTGTTATAGTAAGCTCTGTAGCTGTATTTGATAATATTTTTGCTTTTTGATTTTTGCCATCTCCTGTTGCTATATATACATTGTAGCCAAGTCATTCATCAGTTGTCCAGCTTTTTGAACTATCTATTATTGTTGTTGAAGTAGCTCCTGTAATTGTTATCTTTTCTGAAAACAAACTACCAGAAGCGTCTGTTGTATAACTTGTTTTTCCTGCGAAATCAGTAATAGCATTTCCGTTTTTATCTTTTATTATTATTGAAGCGTTTTCTATTGGGTTACCACCCTCATCTAATACCTCTAAAAGATAACTATTCCATAACTGAATAGTTGAATCATAACCAGTCACGCCCCAACCAATTGCTGGATTTCCATTATCTTCTGTTGTATTAGGAAAAGTGCAATCAATAAAATTATCTGTTAAGTTGGCGTGTGAAATAGCAATTTGTATAGATGAAGAAAGACAGTTAAAAGTATCAAGTCTAGAATTTACCCCATATGGTAAATTAGATGTTGTGCATTCAATATTTGACCATAATCTACAATCATTATGAACAGTAGCAAAACTACCAACTAGTTTTAATCCAGAAACAGGGATATCTTTCCTACAAAATCAAGAACCATAATTCCTAAAAGTTATGTCTTTTCCTTTTCCACCATTAAAGTTAATATAAGGGCTTGCTCCACAAACATAGCTTGAGTATAGTGGATTTGGAACAGTACAACCATCTATAGTACAATTATAAAGTTCAGTATTATTACCTATCCAAAATTCACGAGTTCTTCCAGCTAAACTAGAAATAAACTTTACTCCACCAATTGCCTGTCCTGAAGTGGATAAAGTTCCATATCTTATTCGTGAACCAGTATAACCATAACTTCTAAAATAACCGATAGGAATAAAAGTAATATTTTGAAAAAGTAATTGAGCTGCTACCGAAGTGTCTGGTCTAAAATTACCCATAATCAGTAAAGTAGCATTATCCCATTTACAATAATCTGTCCAACCATCAGCAACCGCAGCATCATAAAAGTCTTGAGGAGTAATTGGGTCGTTTTCTGTTCCCCCAGAATAAACACAATGCCCTACTCCGTAGGTTCTTGGTTCTATCCCCATTGGCAAGACTTTGGTAGGATTAACTACTGAAATAAGAGAAATAGCATGGAAAGTTTCTGTCCCATCATCAGAATAACTACCTGTTGTTGGAAAATTATATTTTAACCAAGAAGAGGGTAAGTGATATTCATTTGATGTTGTTCTTCTAAAAACTATATACATAGAAGCTCCTGCTGATTCTGTCCAAGTTAAATCAACTGTTTTGTTTGTAGTATCCGTTGTTATTGAAAATTCGTTACTAATTCCACTTTTAGTACCAGTAGAATCAGATGTAGTTGAAACACCATTTCCTACAGCAAGAACTACATAGTAATAAGTAGTATTAGCGGTTAAACTTCCCCCTGCTGATAAGCTTCCTGATAAATCAGTAATAGCAGATGGTGGTTTTGTAAATGTAATTACTTTAGCCATTTGTATCTTTTAATTTTTTTAACAATTCTTCTTCTATCATAGTATCTTCATATAAAGGTCATTCAATGTATTTTTTTAAGTTTTCTGGTGTCTTTGCTAATTCGTCGTGTATAAGCTTTATCCCTTTATTGTAATTTTGTTTTTCAGCTAACTCTGCTTCTAATTCAGAAAGAGAATAAGTTACAGTTGTTTCTGTTACCACTTCATAGTGGTCATCATCTATTTTTTTTATCATAATATTAGTTTAAAAAGTATTAGCGTATGTATCATAAGTGATTGTTGCTCTGTCTGTTCAAGCAGTAGAAGCATCACTTGTTCCTGTTGAGTAGGTAGTTGTTCCTGTGGAGGCTACCAGACGCTTCATTATCCATTCTCCTGTTTTGTTTTCCTTTAAGATGTAGGTTGTGCCAGCTTCTGTTAGAACTGCAAATAAACCGTAGCCCTGATATACTTCATCTTCTGTTACTATTGTTACACTATCTACTGTGCTGTCTAAGGGTTCTATTGTAGTCTTTACTCTGTTAGTAATAGGATCTACTCTTATGTTAATTATGTCTTGTGCTGAGTCATCTGTTATTCCTGCAATTACACCTTTGTGGTTTGCATCTATCTTAATTGAGTTTGCCATTGGTTATTCGTTTAAGGATTTTTTCTTTCTGATTAAGCATTGATTCTTTAATGTTAATCGCAGTCTCTCTCCCCTCTAATGTAGTTTCTAAATTCTTTAATGCTTTTAGTTTAGTTGCATAATCTTTCTTATCAAACTGTAAGTCTTTAATCTCTGTTATCTCTTTATCTTTTCTTTCTAATAACATTTCTTGTATCTCTTTTGCTTTATCTATTTTTGTTTGTATCTCTTGCTCTACATCTTTCTTTGCAGTAATAATTTCGTTTAATAAATGTAGCTGTACTCTTTGGTCTGCCACTTGATTATCTATCTTGTTCTTCTCCTTGTTACTCTCAAGTAATAACTCATCCATAGTTGCATCACAACATACTGAAAAGTTATCTAACTGTTCTTTTAAAAACTTCTCTTTGTTCTCAAAGAACTTTGTAATAAATTGTTTGTATTCCATAATCCTCTTATTGTTTAATTTTTTGGTTCAAGGTATCTTTTGCATAATCCTGTAAATCTATCGGCAAAATAACCGTCGTGTCCGTGCTTTGGTGTTATAGCGTGGGCTACTTCGTGTAAAAAAAGTGCATATTCATTTGGAGTACATATTATTATATGAGAGTTTTTTAAACAAATCCCATCACCACCACCAGTATTCTTAATTTCTCAATCGGTAATATTGTTATCAATTACAACCATTTTTTGTCATTCAACGAAATGTTTTGTTGCTTCTATCATAATCCTCTTGTTGTTTATTGTATTATACCATATTTTGTGTGTAATGTCAAGGGGGTATTGATTAATTGAGTTTGCCTATTGACATTTGAAACTTTATGTGTTATAATAGGGTTAATTGTTGGAGAGGTAAACTTGCTGAGACAATTCAAAAAAAGAAGCAATGCTCAAAAGCGTATCCCATAAGCATACGAATAAACGTTATGCACCTTTGGAGAGAAAACCGAAGGATCAAGTGGGTGCTGGCGGGTCAACGTCTAGTCTAATATAAGAACAAGAAACAAAACTTGTAGTGTAAAGAAATATAATTTTCGCGTCCGTCATCTTTCTTTATTCTTTAAAACTTATATAATGACGGAGAGGCGTTAGCCCTCCCAAGCACCGAATCTTTTTTCCCAAAGAGAGGGAACAGACAGGTGGGACTCAAAGCAAAAAAAAATAAACATTACACTGTGAATCCAATGCATAATCTAAAAGCAGATATATTAAGATTAATTAAAATCTTTGACAACGTGCCAATGGATTTTTTAAAAAAATATAAATGAGAAACTAATGATCATCAAATTATTGAGGTTGTTAATCTCTTTATTAAAACAGGTGAAATCCTTGTTAAAAATGATTTATTGTATACCGCTAACAGTAAGTACATTTCTTTAATAGAAAGTAGTTAACATCTAAGGTTAATCTAATTCTGCAACAACATCTTCATCCTGACAAAAGAATCCATCTGAGTATGGTTCTAATACATAACTGTGAACTAATATCTTAGTTCCTTTTTTTATTCCTTCTATTATCTCACAAGGAATTATATCTGAATTAGAAGTACACACTAGCTCTTGTTCTGTGTTTACTTTCTTTACATATATATAGTTGTTAATTGTTTTCATTTTATTTGATTAATCTTTTTATAATTTCTTCTACTACATTTATTGTAACTGCATTTCCACATTGTTTATATCTTTGAGTATCGCTTACTCCCTCAGTTCAATCATCTGGGAATCCTTGTAGTCTTTCACATTCTTTTGGTGTTAGTCTACGGATATTATAACCATCATATATGCCATGATTATCTTGTCCAGTTAATGTAAAACTAGGTTCTCCATCTTCTTTGAATCTTCTTCCGTTTTGTCTTTTGTTAATTCTATCTGGAGTCTGGACTGGAACACATTCTCTTTTTACTATCTTTGGGTCTTTATAATCTCTGGACAATAAGGTAGGACTATTTTCATATTGCCACTTAAATTCTCTTCTTGATGAATTAGAAACTGCACATACCATATTCTTTTGATCCCCACCACCACAGTTTGTAGATAAAGTTGGACACTCTTTATATTTATATGTCTTAAGTACTCTTTTGTTATTTTCATATCTAGGTCTATCTCTAAGAATCATAGGAACATTGTTGCCACCAGTACCCATTGATTGAGTTAGGGTAGGTGTGATGTCTTTCTTATCTACTAGAGAGCCACTAGCACCAAAGCCTCTAGCAGATGACTTTATTTTTTTTATAAATTGTTGCCCCCCTGCTGTACTTCCTGTTCTTGTTGATACAGTTGCAGCGGTGTGAATTTGTTTGGACTCAATATTCTCTTTTGCATCATCTCCGAAAGGAAATACTTCTGGTCTACTTGTTCCTCTAAAATGTCCGATAATGAACACTCTCTCCCTGTTCTGTGGGACGCCGAAATTCTTGCTGTTAAGCACTTGCCATTGGATGTCATACCCCAACTCATCAAGCGTGGAAATGATGGTAGCAAATGTCTTGCCTTTGTCGTGAGATAATAACCCTTTAACATTCTCAAGCAACAGAAGGCGTGGTTGTTTTTGTTTAATAATCCTTGCGATTTCAAAAAACAAAGTGCCTCGTGTGTCTTCAAATCCTTTTCGCTTACCTGCAATACTGAAGGATTGGCAAGGAAATCCTCCCACAATGAGGTCAAAGTCTGGTAAGTCGTCTGCATTGATTTTTGTAATATCTCCATAGTTTTTATGATTAAAGTTTTTTTCGTATGTTTGTATTGAGTACTTATCAATCTCCGAGTAACCAATACACTCAAACTCATTGTTAGTTGCTTGGTCTATTCCTAATTCAAATCCCCCAATTCCTGAAAATAAGGATAGATATTTCATAGTTATTTATTTAATTTATCTTGGATTATATTATCTGCTAAGTTATCCGCAATACTTTGTAACTCTTCTGTTTTAAACTCTATACTATTATCTATCTTCTGTTCTGTTCTTTCATTTAAGAAATCATAATTATTGATTGCTATAAATTGTGCCATTGAACTATTAAGTTTCTTCTCTCCTCCTTTTTCTAATAATCTATTCTTCAAAACATCTTTAATCTTTTTAGTAAGGTGTTCTATTTCTTTATTACTATATAAGTCTTTCCAACTTCCAACTTGTGTTGTTGTGTAATGTTCACTCTCTACTATTTGATTTAAACTTCAAATCTTTTTATCTGTTAATATTTTTTTTAAGATCCTTTGCAATTCTTCTAAACAAAAATCTTCAGTATACTGATTTATTTCTGTTGTCTTTTTTAATTGTTTTGCTTTTTCGTATTTCATATTTTTTTCTTATAAATTAGTATAGCATATTTTTATATATTTGTCAAGGATTTAAATGAATTATTTCACTGTCGCTATACACTTGACAGATTAAATTTAATTTGTTAGTATCTTAGTGTAAGAAAAAATAAATATAAAACGTATTATGAAAACAATAAATTATTATGCTAAGAACAATTATGGTAATACTCAATATTACATACAAGGAGACTTAGCTAAGATCATATCCAATCTTACAGGAAAGAAAACTGTTAGTAAACAAGATATGGTTAATTTAGAAAAGTTAGGTTTTGAGTTCGTACAAGTTATACAAAATTAATAAATAAATAATATTATGAAGAAACAACCAGCGATGACAATTTACCCAATCAAAGGTAGTAGAAGTAAGAACGGTAAGAAGTTACAAGCTTTGGTATTAGAAGCATTTAACAAATACCCTGAAGTATCTATTATGGCTTTCCAAAAGAAACACATAATTATAAGGGAAGATATTGCAGAAGAAGGAGAATGCCTAATTGATATTAAAAAGTCTAAAAATGATTTGTGTAAAGATTGTGTAGTAGAAGTTAAATAAATAATTAAAAATAATATTATGAAAAACTATTCAAACAGATATGAAACTTGAAGTAAAGATAGATTAGCTCATTCAATCTATTATAACATTATGATCCTAATAGGATTAATAATCTTAGGAGTTAAGTTCAATGTTCAACAACACCCCTTACTACAATGTATAATGTTAGTAGCGATGATGTTATATATAGTTGGTATATATATAAAGATAGAAATTTTAAAAGAATAATATGGATAAACTATTAGATTGTATCCAATCTCAAATTGACGAGATTGATGAAATGTTAAAAAGAACAGCTGGGGAAGATGAAACAGATAACTGAGTTGACTTAGAAAATGAAAAAGATAAATTGTTAAAGGTCGCAACTTTTATAAAAACATTGTGAAATAAAACACCAGCTGTAATTCTAGCAGCTTGTAAAAATCACAAACAATAAATAAATTATTATGGAACAAACAAAAAAGACATTATCTTTGAAACAAAAGATAGTTAAAATCTCAAACGAATTGAGATTAAATAAAGACGGACAAAATGATTATAGTAAATATAATTATTTTACACCTGATAGTATTCTAATTAAGTTAAATCCTTTATTAGAAAAGTATGACTTATTCACTTGCTTTGGTATGAGGTGGAATAGAGATATTGAAATGTATACTTCTATTTTGGAAATAGAAGATAGTAATGCTGGCGGCAAGGTAACATACGAATTAGACTTACACCCTAGCATACTAGCTAAGAGTGGAAAAGTTGGACCACAAGACGCAGGATCTACAATGACATATTCTAAGAGATACCTATTAATGAATGCTTTTAATATAGCAGATGACAAAGCAGACCCAGATAGTAATGAGATTACAAAAAAGACAGCAGAGAAAGAAGAGAAAAAGGTCGCAGAAACTACAGAAAAAATTAATGCTAAATTAAATGACTTATCCAAAGCCAAAATTTAATGATAAGAATCACTCTTACTATATAGATAAGGAGAGATTGTTATCACCCACAGGAATCATATCAATATTAGATAAGAGTGGACCTCTTATGTATTGAGCCGTTGGTTGCTGTATTCAATACCTTAAAGACAATCCTAATGACTGGGTTGGGGCAAGAAAGGAGTGGAGGAACATTAGAGACCACGCTGCTAATATTGGAACTATGGTACATAACTACGCAGAACAATTTGCAATAGCTATGGTAAATGGTAAAGAGTTTCCAGAACTACCTAGTAATGCAAATGCACTACAAGGAGTAAATGCTTTTGTTGATTGGTATAGGGAAAACAAGATTAAATTTATAGAAGCAGAAAGGATAGTTTATTCAAAGAAATATAACTATGCTGGAACACTAGACGGTATAATTGAGTTCAATGGAAAACTCACACTACTTGATTACAAAACTAGTAAAGGTGTGTATGATACTTTCTACTACCAGTTAGCTGCTTACCTATTTGCTTACGAGGAAGAAACAGGTAATAAGATAGAACAGATTATGCTTGTAAGATTTGATAAAGAAACTGGAAAGTATGAAGTTCACGAAATACCAATTGACGATGTTCGTGGTAAATACTTTGAAATATTTAAAGGTCTACTAAATGTTAAAAGATTATTAAAAAAATAATTTTAAATAAAATTATGAATTTAAATGATGATAAAATTATAGGTGAAAATGAAAAAGCTATATTTTATACTAATTTAATGTGTAAAGAATATGATGACGGATACAGAATAGTGGCCGCAGAACTTAAAAGTAATAACTACAAATCTTATCTTCTTATAAAAAATAATCATATAGTCTACGAGAACCAATCCATTGATGCTATTGGTTGTAGATTAGATGCTAACAGAATATTAGATTTAGAGAACAAATTAAAATAAATAAAATTATGTTAGAAATAGCAGGTGGAATACTATTAGCCTTTGGGTTAATAATGTGAGTGTCTAGTTGATTAAATAATTAAAATAAAACTATGGAAAGTATAAAAAAAGAAATTACAATAAAAACAATTTACAAAAACACAGAGAGAAAAGACGGAACAAAGTTGGTGACGAGCAAGGGAGATCCTTATATGAAAGTTACGATTAAAACTATTAATGACACAACCCTTTATAGAAATTCATTTAGAGAAAGTGATATTAGTAGATTATGAGATGACGGTGAAACACATCAAGTGTTAGTTGAACAAAATGGTGAATACTTAAACTTTACACCAGCCGACGCTCCTAATAATACAGATAAACTATTAAGAGAAATCTTAAAGGAAATTAAAGAAATCAAGAGAAACAAACCAACAACAGAAGTAAATCCATTTGATGGACTAGATGAAACCGAACAGGCTATATAGCTGTTACGGACTAAGACAAGTCCACAAACACAGGTTTATGCAATTAAAGGATTGAGCCAGAGAAAATAAAGGAGCATTACCCACATACTCACAGACACAAAAGTTATGGGGTTATTCAAGTTCTGGTTCAGTCTCATATATGCTCAAAGTTTTGTTGGTTAATGGGTATATTAAAAAGCAATCTTGGTTTGCGCTAACAGCTAAAGGTAAAAAAGCTAAATATAAATAAAATAATGATTAAATATACAAAAGAGATGTGAAGTGATTTTGAAAATAAAAATGATTGAGTAGAAATTGAAGTAGCAAAAAATGAAAAAGGCTTATATGTTTGTCCTACTTGTGGGGAAGTTCTTGATAAAGATGCCATACATAGTGAAACCAAAGGAACAACCAGATATAATATAAGTTTAAATGACGAGGGGGGTTTAGATTACGATAAGGTAGACCCTAATGACAGAGATACCGATTGTTGTTTTTATTGTTCAGATTGTTTTTCTAAAATAGATGTAGACGAGGACGAAGTGGTAGAGATGTTAGAACATAATTATAAAATAATAAATAAAAAATACTATGAAAAAATATAATTTTTGTAAAGACACGTTATTTGAAATTAGAAAAGCAACATTTATAGTTGATGAGTTGTATCCTAACCAAGCAGCAGAATATTTGGTACAACTAACTTCAATCTTTGGAACTATACTTGATGTGATCCGAGAGAGAGAGGGAATATTTAATAATAAAAAGTTAGATATTTTCAAAGAGGAAGAGAAAGCAAACAGAGCTAAATTAATAGCAGAAGCTTCACCTGAATATATTTCTTTTAGAGAGGCAAAAGATATGAAAGAAGAAGCAGACTGTTTAATTAAATCTTTGAAATATTATTTAAGGGGAAAAGAGTCAGAATATAAAAATACATTAAGCTAATACTACAAATTTTAAACTGGTCGAATTCGACTAGTTTAGGAAATACTTTGAATTAATTTGACATCTACTAAAAAAAATGTTAGAATCCTAGTAGAACTAGAGGGACTAAAACTACTACACGAAACCACACCGAATTAGACACTTTATTTTGGTGTGGTTTTTTAAAAAAAATATATTATGAAAGGAAAAGAAGAAATAAAATTTTACACAACTATTTTTCATGCAGCAAGAATTAAATTAGGTTTAACTTTTTTAGAATATAGTTTAGCCGATTTAATATATGTGTTAAGTACTAATCCAAAAAATAAATGTAATGGCTGATGTAATGCCTCAAAAGATTATTTAGCTAAGACAATAGGAGTTACAAAACAAGGAGTACACAAAGCTTTAAAAAAACTTATAGAAAAAGATATTGTAACTAAACACGAAAACAAAAGATTTCTAAAAATAACTCAAATTTGGTATGATAATGTTATAGTAAACAAAGTAGACTTTACAAATAAAACAGTAAACAAAGTTTACACTAACAGTAAACAAAGTTTACACAATAATAATAATATAACTAAAAAAGATATATATAAATATATATCTTATGACTCTCAATTTTTCAAAGACGAAATTAAACGAGTTGAAAAGAAGAAAGACAATAGGAGCAAAGAGATCACAATTACAATTCTTGATTATATGCTTTACAAGGAAATGGAATACCCAACAAACAAAGCTTACTTAAATGATTACAAGAGGTATATGAAACCTGCTTCTATAATAATAGACTACCCAGAGAAAGATTACCAAGCTACTGCAAAGTACTTTGATAACAAGAACATTAGCTGAACTCTGGAAACAATAGCTAAACATATAGCTAACAAAGAATATAAACTAAAATAACATTATGCCAAGAATACAATCACAAGTAGAAGAAGTTGTAAAACCTAAAATGTTCAGAGAGATGACAACACAAGAACTTAAAGAGGTCGTACAAGAAAACAAATTCGTTTACGATAAATACAAACATTGTTATACTGGCGACAAAGTGTTTGTAGAAAATATACCAATGCAAAAACCTGTCTATATTAGATTATTAGATACTTTAGAAGCAGAAGGACATATAAGACGATTACAAGATTTGGGAAGTTCTAGAAGTTATGTACCTAATCAATTTGGACTTCATATAATAAGATCTATATATAAGTATTTAGAAGCCCAATGGTATATCCAAGAACATAGCAATTATTACGACAAACAAGAGTTCACAAATACACCTAACCTGCCTTTAAAAGGGAAAATAGGCTCTCTTAAGGGTATTGTGAGTGAGTTAGACATATCAGATTGCCCCATATAAATTAAAAATATATTATGAATAAACAAAAAATACATTACGAGTATGAATTGAGTGTAAACAAAAATCAACTTGGTGATACAACTTTTCAAATCTTAAACAGGATGGAAGAACTAGCAGAAGCTATCAAAGCTTATTCACTAGCTTCATTTGAAGATAAGAGCTTTCTTCTTATAAATAATCTTACACAAGATTTGATAGATCTATACCAATACGAAGCAGTTTGTAAAAGAGAGGTTGAAAGATATGAAACATTAATTAATAATAAATAAAATTATGTTTAAAAAATATATAAGAAAGGTAGTAAAAAACAATGCAATATGATTTTCAAGAGAAATATCAAGAGAAGAAATAGAAAAGTTTGCAGAAGCGATTGGGTATAGAAAAGTTTGCAATAGAGCTGGTTCTCTTACAGGTTGAGTTAAAAAGCCTACAACTATAACAAAGGCAGAAGCCGAAAAGAAGTTAGGTGTAAAAATAGTTATAGAAGAAGAAACAATAGAAGAACTTAACGAAAGATTGGAAGAGAATGGAAAGAAGATGAAAGTTAGAGATTATCCTGTGAGAATTAGAAATGAAGCGATAGGATATAAAAAAAGTAAAAATTAAGAAATAGTGGAATAAGGACTATAAATTAGATACCTTATTCCAATAAGAAGACAAAGGTTGGAATACTGACTAACTTAGGCTTTGTAATAACTTACAGAGCTGGAGGTAGAAATTATTCTACTTAGTACATTTAAAAGGAGGTTATAATGTTTGATTGGAATGACAATGACTTAATTGTGATTTATCGTAAAGAGTACACTATTACTTATCGTAGAGACAGAATCTTAGAAGACGGAACTGTGTCAGCTGTAATTAATTACAAAGATGGCAGAAAGAAGTATGTTATCTTGGATACCACGAAAGGAAGTAATTATGTTGTGTAGCTTAAGGTCAGCAATGGGATTTAATTGTGAGTGTCCCTATGATGTTGAAATGTGTAAGTACAACTTTTACGAAGAAGGAGATTTTATGTATGAGTATTGTCCACTAGATGTTGACGATGAAGGATTTTGTATGGCTGTTCGTTTGAATATGAAAACCCACGAAAGTGATATGGTTTTAGTGGAGTTGGTAATATGAAAAAACAAAAACCTATTGGAAAGAAAAAATGTTATTTCTGTAATGCTACAAAGAATTTGGAAAGACACCATATAGTTCAGCAAAGGTTTGGAAAATATTACAAAGGTAATGTTGATGAACCAGAAAATTTAGTATGGTTATGTCCCAAACACCACAAGTTGTATCATATGTTAACGGATGTTATGTTAGATACTTTATTACCATACATCTCAGTTAAAAAGAAGGTAAGAAAATGAAACCAAGTGAAAAGAAGTGTTGCTTTTGTGGATCTACAAAAAATCTAGAAAGTCATCACATTATCTTTAAGGAATATGCGTCTAATTATGAGCCAGACATAAACCATACAAGTAATTTGATATGGATGTGTCCACATTGTCATCATAAGTTTCACATATTAGTTGGAATTATGTTATCGTTCTTAACAAATCAGGACTGTGGATATTAAGCCTCAATAGAGTTGGTAGCCTCTAAAAAACTACCACCAAATAGGCGATTAGCTCAGTTGGTTTAGAGCGCATTCCTGATACGAATGAGGTCAAAGGTCCGAATCCTTTATCGCCTACATATAAATTAAAAATATATTATGATATACGGATACACAATGATGGTAAAACTTGTTAATGCAAGTGCCATATTATCTTTTATGGAAGGTGATGAAATAAAACAAATAATGGAAATTCCAGTAGAAGGAGAAAGCCCATTAACAGAAGAAGGAAAAGTAGAAGATCTAGAAAGTAAAATAGGAGAAAAAACCCCCAATGGAGAATATGAGTTTGTTGGGTATAAAGATTTAGTAAAAGTAATAAATTAAATAAATAAATATAATTATGTTAAATATAGTGATGGCGGTCTTAATGTTTAGTCTAGCTAGTTATCATTTCCTTACCTATAAAGATAGTGGCGATAGCCTTTACCTGGTATTGTACATATCTTCTGTACTCTCTTGTGCTTATTTAATTATAAGTGTTGTAAATTACTTAATAAAATAAAAATATATTATGAAAGAGATTATGGGAAAAACTAAGTTAGATAAATTTGAAGATTGACTTGAAGAATATAAATTATTAGATAATATTTATTGATTCTTTAAATTAAACATAGAAAGTGTTTGGTCGGCAATTAGAAGTTTTAGGTATTTCTTAAAAAACAAAGTTTACGATTACCAAGTATATAATCTTGATAACAATATAGCTAAGTTTGTATTACCAAGATTGAAACTACTAAGAAAAGATATAAATGGTTATCCAGAAAGTGTAGGTTCATTTGAAAACTGATTAACAATTCTAGATAAAGTTATCTGGTCCTTTGAAAGAGAATTAGATTGAACAGATTATCAAAAAACAAAAAAAGATTTTAAGAAATATGAAGAGGGAATAGAATTATTTGGAAAATATTGAAGACAATTTTGAGATTAATATTTAACTAAATATGAACTAGATGTAAGGTTAAAGCTTATAACCAGTAGATATTTCAGTTATTAGGAAATTCCTAACAACTCAATTCTATTGAATACAGAGCAACAGTTCGGAAATACCGAACAGTTAAAATAAATTAAATAAATATTATGAAACTACAACATTTAACATTGAGCCATTGAGAAGCAGTGCCAAATAAAGAAATAAGGAATAAATCCAACTAGTAAGGATTACTTACCAGTTCAAAAAAATTAAATAAATTAAATAAATAAATATGAACTTTATAAAAAGAATATATGAAATAAGGAGAATCAAAAGACGAATTAGAACAGCACAAACAAACTTGTTTGTTTTTAATGGATTACTACACGACGCAAAGAGAATAAAAGGGCAAGAGGAAAACATAAAAAGTTTTAATGAAAGTATAAGTCAGAATATAGATGATATGGAGGACTTAGTATTTCAATTACAACAAATAACTAATCAATAAATAATTAATATGAAAGAATTAAACAAAGATTTTTACGCCAACCTACCAGGAATTATATGCGTTATGTTAGAAGATGGTGTTATACCTGAATTAAACAAAGACCCAAGATTTCCAGAAGTATGAGAAGAGTATAGACAACACGTTCTTACATCAACTATGGATGAAGTAAGAATGCCATACTATATATTTAAAAAATTAAATAAATAAATATTATGAATTACGAAAAAAGGGCAGATAAGATTATAGAAAAATTTAGTAGCTACACAAGTGGTGTAAGAATGCTAATGTTAATACAAAGAGGTAAAGAAGGTGGAAAAGGAGAAACTAATAACAAAAAAACAGTAAGAAGAATAACAACAAATTCAGGAGAATTCAGAAATAGTCTTATAGAGCTATTAGAGATTAAAGAAAAGAAAAAGGGTATTTATAGAATATATTCTTGTGTTAATAGTAGGAATATAAACAAGGCAATAAGAATATTTAAACAAAGACAATTAGATGCAGATTATTTTGCAGAAGACCAAAAGTATAAGTTTTATACAGATATAAAAAATAATTGAATAAGTGCGGTAATGAACCCCTCTACAAAAGAAACTTCTTTATTTATATTAGATATAGACGAAGGGCAAGATGTAAAAGAAGTAAAAGAAAGGTTATCTCAAATAACTAGAAACTACACATCATATGAAACAAAGAATGGGCATCATATAGTTTCAATGCCATTTAATCCAGAGTTGTTAAAGGGAGTACATATACTTAAAGACGGACTATTACTATTAGATTATTAAACAATTAAATAAATAAATATGAAAACAAACAAAGACCCTAGAATAAGAGCTAAAAAAAGTTTCTTAACAAGATACGGTATGACAAGAACCGACTGAACTAACAAAAAGAAAGGATTAAGGAAGGAAGGTAAGGGAATTCAAATTGCAGAGATAATGGCAAAAGCATATAAAAAATTTATTAAATAAATAATATGAATATAAACATAGATGAAGTTAGGGAACTTCTAAATAAACCCAGAAGATTCTTCCAAGAATTGTTAGATGAAGTAGAAAAGAAATACAGGGGGGTAGACAAGGAAGAATTGTTAGATGAAATACAAAGTTGAGGTATGCATTATGAACCACAGGGAAGAACAGAGAGCAGGTGTTTAAGACGAGTTGTGGAAGTTGCTAAGTTTCTTGAAGATAGTCAGTATAATGACTATGACCACTCAACAGTTTGTAAAATAATGAATGATTTAGCAGAAGAAATAGGAAGAGTGTTTAGGTAAATTAAATAAATAATTATGGAAGACAAAAGAAAAATTGAAGGATGAATTATTGATGAAGCAGATATTTCAAAGAAAGATTGAAAAGAAATAATGAAAAAATGAGTTATAGCTGAATCTAAAATTAGTAAAAAAACTGGTTATATAGAAAAGAAAGTTAAAACAGGATTGTATATGATGATGTTAGATAAAAGAAACAATAGATATGAATGTTGTGTTCTAGAATATCCAGAGCGAGAAGATGTTAAAGCAATTACTAAAACACAAATGAAAGAAAAACTAGAAGATTACTTTTTCAACGCTAAGCCAAAGATAGAAAGATATAGGATAGAAATGAGTAAAGCTCTAGACTTCAGATGTCCAATATGTGGGACTAAAGAACAACCTACAACTAGAAAAGAAGAGCACAAAGTACATCATCAAGTATTATGAATGGTATTTACAACTACACAGATTAAAGATGTGTGGAAATGTCCACATTGTCATAACGAGTTTACTTCTGGGGAGTATGACTCTGCGAGAAGAAGCAGTAGAAGACTTATAAATGAGAAATATAATATGTATCAAGATGAATAAATTAAATAAATAAATATTATGGATAAAGTAAGACATCTGTTTCAAGAATATTTCCCACCTTCGTTAATTTTTAACAAAGATTTATCTGAACACCAAGAGAGTTGTAAAAATCTTGATTACAGAGAGATAATTAATTTTTTAAAAGATGTGGATGTGGAGATAGAAATAATTAAAACAGAAAGGGACGAATATAAAAAAGTGTGTGATAATTTACAAAATAAATTAATTAAATAAATATGGATAGAACATTTAACTCAGGAGCAAGTAGAGATACAGACTTAGGAAAGCTTGATTATGAGGGGTCCCTATCTCCAATAGTATTAAAGAAGTATGTAGAATATATGCAACGAAATAACAACACCAAATCAGGAGTCAGGAAGTGTGATAACTGAAAAGGATTGTTTGGAGACAAGCACCAAGAAGTTTGTATGAAATCACTTATGAGACATACAATGGATGTATGGTTATTCCATAAAGAGTTTCAAGGAAGAGATAATATGGAAGACGCATTGTGTGGGGTTATTTTCAACGCATCTGCCATTTTGTATAAGATTGAAAAGGATAAATTAAACAAATAAACATACTTGATTTAAAACGACAAGTATGCTATAATAAGAATAGCAACATTTAAAATAGGAGGTTAATATGACTATTAACAAACAAATCGTGTTAGGAGCATTAGAGACTTTTAGTACCCTTGAAGACGTTATTAAAGCAACTAAATATACCAAAAAACAATTGTACAATTTAGGTTGTCGTAATAAGGACGTTCATACACTTTTACAAACACTTACTAAGACAAAGAAAGTAAGTAAAAAGAAACCGAGTAGAGAGGAATTGAAGAAAGAAGAGACTATTAATCTTCATAGATTTCAATCCCAAATGAAAGACTTCGCAAAAGACTTACCACTATTGGAAGAATGGAAATGTAAAAAGAAAGCAGGTAAAAACAACGAAGAGTGGATATTATTATTTTCTGACTTACACTATGGACAAGTAGTTAAACCAATTGAGATTGGAAACTTCGCAGAATACAATCCAAAGAAAGCAGAAGAAAGATTAATGTATCTCTCTAAGACAATACAACGCCTTACTAAGTATCACACAAACCCACCAGAGACACTCAACGTATTCTTCTTAGGAGATATGATTGATAGTGTAATCCTAAGGGCTTCGCAACTAGCAACAACAGAGTTTGGACTAGTGAAACAGATTATAGGTTGTATCGGATTGGTATCAGAGTTCCTTGTTTCCCTTACAGGTAGTTTCAAGCACATCAACTGTTATGGTATCGGTGGTAATCATTCTCGTATTACCAAGAGCTTCGCAGATAGTACCCCACAAGATAATTTTGACATTCTAATTTATGAAATGGTAAAACAAAAAGTTGCTAACATTTCAAAGATTAAAATTCAGTATCCAGAAAGTACTCATATGATAGTAAAAGTCAAAGGATATTCCTACTGGCTAGCTCACGGAGATACAATGAGAGGTTGGATGGGCTTACCTTTTTACGGAGCAAACAGAGAAAAGTCAGGTATTCAAAACTTGTTAAACATTTTTAAAGAAGGTGTTGATTATATGACTATAGGGCACTTTCATCAAGGAGCAAACTTTAACAACATCTTTATGAACGGAAGTTTTGTAGGAGGAGATAACTATTCAGTTGGAAGACTTAGAAAGATGAATATTCCAGAGCAAACGTTAATAGGAGTTACAGAGAAGTTTGGTGTCGTATGGACTAGACCTATACAATTAGAGGTTCGTGGAAAGCTCACAAAACCTCGTATTTACGGAGGCTAATGCCGAGATAGATACTGGAACACTAATCTGGTATCTATCTTTTCCCCAATAGATACTCAAACATCAATTTGGTATAAATTAAATTCATAATATGAGACCATTTACATATACACAATTAGATCATATTAACACAAGAATGTTATCAAGAGTGAAAGAAGTTAAGAAAATAATTAAAAGCAAAAAGCCAATAGACAAAGCAAGAATAGAAACTTTAATCAAAGAACAAAAACAAGATATGGATATAGCAAAAGCATATATCAAATATATAGACGATGTATATAAAAGTAAAAAATAAAAATGAAAAAAATATTATTTGGAAAGGAAGCAAAAGAAAGTTTGCAAGAAGGTGTAAATCTTATAAATGATAGTGTGAAATTTACACTTGGGTCACAAGGTAGAAATGTTATGTTAGACAGAGGTATTGCCTCTTACATAACTAACGACGGTATTACAATTAGCAGAGATGTAATGTCTAACAACCCAGCTGCTGAATTAGCAATTAAAACTATTAGAGAAGCAAGTGCTAAAACAAATGAAGAAGTAGGAGACGCAACAACTACCTCAATCTTACTTGCTAGTGAAATATTTAATCAAGGACTTAACTACGAAAACCCAGTTCAACTTGCAAAGGAAATAAAAGAAGCCTTAGTAAAAGTAGTTAAGAAATTAAAAGAACTTGCTATACCAATTCAAGATAGCGACTTACTTAAAATAGCAACAGTATCAGCCAAAGACGAAGTGATAGGTAAGATAGTATCAGACACTGTAAGAGAGGTTGGGAAAGACGGTATCATAACTGTTGAAAGAAACCCAAAGAACTGTATAGAAAAAGAAATAGTTAATGGACTACAAATTGAAAGTGGTTATATCTCTCCTTACTTTATGACAGATATGTCTAAGCAAAAAGCAGAGTTAGTAGACGCTAGTATCCTTTTAACAAATCACAAGATAATTAGTTTACAAGCCATTGCTCCTATATTAGAAAAAATGATAGGAACAGGATCTAATACAATATTTATAATAGCAGACGATGTTGAGGATGTTGTTTTAAGAGATTTAATTGAAAACAAACTTAAAGGAATATTAAAAGTTATAGTAGCTAAACTTCCTAAATATAGAAAAGATATTTTTGAAGATATAGCAAAGATAACTGGTGCTACAATTATTGATAAAGAAGCTGGAATGAGATTAGAAGAAGCTGAACTTAAAGACTTGGGTTTTGCTAATAAGATTGAAAGTTATAAGAATAGAACAATCATCGTAGACGGTAAAGGAGATAAGATTGAACTAACAAAATACATTTCTACACTAAACACTTCTATTGAAAATATTAAAGACGAACTTGAAAAAGATAGAATCAAAAATAGAGTAGCTAAATTATTAGGAGGAATAGCAGTAATTAAAGTTGGAGCTACAACAGAGATAGAACAAAACTCCCTTAAAGATAAAGTTGACGACGCTATTAGAGCCACACAATCAGCTATGGAAGAGGGTATTGTAGGTGGTGGTGGAATTGCCTTACTTAGATGTATGTTATATGACAAAAAAACAGATGGAGAAAAAGTATTAAATAAAGCTTTAGAAAAACCATTAAATCAAATATTAGAAAACAGTGGAGCAAACTGTGATGTATGTGTTACTGGGTGAGAAGGCTTTAACGCTAATAATGGTAAAGTAGAAGACTTACTTGAAGCGGGTATAATAGATCCTGTTAAAGTTGTAAGAGTAGCCTTAGAAAACGCAGTATCAGTTGCCACCCTATTACTTACCACAGAGGTTGTAATAGCAAACGAACTTGACAAAAAGTAAAAAGTGTGTTAGTATAATAATGAGTCTAGACATAGACGATGTCCAGATGTGGACAAGGAGAACCCTACCTAAGAATTACAAGTGGGAAACTTTAAAGTTAAACCTTATTAAAATGGAGTGGGTCATAGATGTCCTTATAAGGCGGATAGCTGAGTCTAGTAGAGTGTGAAGGTGCCATCCTGCATCTAAAACAACGGTCAGCCATTAGTAGACGAAGGTCTATTGATATGAGTACTGGTAAACCTTGTTAAAATTGTATGGGTTTTAAAGGCATAAACAAGGCGGTTATATGGAACTAGATACTGTGAAACATTCCACCCTGCGTGGAGTAACAGACCATATATATGGTTCGTATTGTGTGAATAACACTCCAGACGTGGCATAGGTGAAATTCCTATTACGAACCTCCTTTGGACTGTAGAGAAGTAGTATCTCGTGAGGCTCATAACCTTAAGACATTGGTGCAATTCCAATCGGTCCAACATCTATTGACAAAATAACAAAAGTATGGTATAGTATAGATATGTTTTTCATAATAACAATCCAAACAAGCCACGAAAGTGGTTTTTTTGGTTGACAAATAAACTAAAATGACTTATAATAATAATATGAAGTTCTTAAAAACTTTAATAGTAAGTGTATTAGTATTCTTGGTTTTGTATCAAGGTGCAACTGCTATTGACTATATGATTTCTGGAAAGCAACTAGCAATAGAGAATCAAATTGCACAAGTCGCTGCTAAGTATAAATTTAAAAATGTAAATTTCTTAATTAAGTTAGCAGACATTGAAAGTGGTTTAGATCCTAATATAAAAGTGTTAGATACAAACAACAGATACTCGTATGGGTTATTGAATTTCCAAATGGAAACTTACACAAGTTTATGTGTAGATAGATATGGAATAGATACAGATATTTATTCATTAGAAAACCAAGTTGAATGTTATATAAAAATTCACCAAGATTTAGGTGAAAACTTTATTACTGGAACAGGCGGTTGGTACAACTCATCAATTAAAATAAATCGTGTTTGAGGGTTGACACCATAAACTTTATTTGATACAATATATATGAGCGTAAAGGTATTCTGGTTCCGACTGGGGTACTCTTGAAAGCTCACAATTCAGTTATTTTAGAGGGGGTCATCGCCCCTTCTTTTTTTAGTAAAATAAACCCTTGACAAATAATTTTATTTATGGTATATTAAAGTAGATAAAAAATATATTATGAAAAAAACTAAGTTGAAAAGAAAATCTAAATCAACTAGAAGAAAGACGATTGATAAAGCTGACAAACTTTTACAAAATTGAATGCGAGTAAAACACGCTGGTGAAAGGTGTGAAATCTGTGGAGAGCCTTTTCAAGTCAGTCATCATTATATAGCTAAGTCGCAATCTACTATATTAAGATTTGATGAAGAAAACCTTATACTAGTTTGTAATAAATGCCACTTTAAAATACATAGAACTACACAAGGACACTATATAGGGGGTCTAATTGCCTTTATAAGAGGTTCTAAGTGGCTTAACTACATTACCACTCAAAAGAACATTTTAAAGACCCTTACAACAAAGGATCTAGAAGAAAAGATAGAATATTATAATAATAAAATTAACAATGAAATATAAATTAGGAGCTATTATCAATAGACAATTAAAAGATAAAAGAAATTATTCAAGTAACGAACTTGCTTTAACTTCTTTTGTTAATTGAACAGATATTGACAGAGAACACACTAGACATTATAATGTTTATAATCAGGGACAAGTGGGTTCGTGTGTGGCAAATTCCATTGCTAAAATATCAGAAATACAACACCTAGCCGAAAGTGGAATTCACATTAAATTTGACCCCAACTATATATATACTCAGAGGAGTAATACTACTGCTGGTATGGGCGTTAATGACGCTTGTAAGATAGCACAAAGTGGTTGTTGCCCTCTGATCTTTGGGGTTTCAGAACCTACCAAAGAGCTAGAGGCTTTACCTAAATACTACCTAGATTACTATTCCAAAGAAATGGAATTTTCATCTCAAACTTTTTCACTTGGTAAATACTTTTGATTACATAACGACATAGAAGAGATAGCAAATGCTATTGAAACCTATGGTTCAGTTATGGTTTGATTTGGGTTTGGAAGAAACAATAAATGGTGGAGTGAAAAACCAATTGTAGCTAATAATACAAAACCTTATCACCATTCAGTAGTGGCAGTTGATTATGGAATTGAAGACGGAAAAAGATGTCTAATTATAGAAGATAGTTCAGGACCAGAAACAGGATTTAATGGAAATCAAAGAATAATTACAGAAGACTTTTTAAAAGCAAACTGTTATGTAGCAATAGCTTTTGCTTGGAATACACACGAACAATTAACTCACTATGCTCCTTTTACATATGATTTAGAATATACAATGAGAAGTGAAGAAGTCAGAAGATTACAAGTTATCTTACAAATGATAGGTTGTTTTCCAGACAGTGTAGATGCAACTGGTTATTATGGAACTATTACAAAACAAGCAGTATTAAAATTCCAATTAGAGTGAGAGGTTATTGATAATGAAGATAGTTCTGGAGCTGGTAGACTTGGACCACTTTCAAGAGAAATGTTAAATGAAGTAATATCATCCTATGAAAATTAAAACAATTACTTATAAGGTAAAAGGTAAAGTAAAGAAAATTAAAAATATAGTATATGATAATCGCAAAGAGGCTGATTATGATAGACTACGCACACTAGCACAAAGGTCTTTTAATAAAGTTAAATAAGTATTATGGAGGATGATTATAATGAAGAACTAGAAGTAGCCGATATGAGAATAGATGAGTTAACAGAAGAGTTAAAGAAAGCAAAACTAGCCTTGTTAGAAATGACAAAAGATAGAGATAGACTTAAGGGGGGTTTGTTAGCATTAGCTTTGTTTGACTATAATAAAATTAAAAAATAATATGACAATATTTAAATCAGCAACTAAAATAGTTTTATTACTATTCGCAGTTGCAACAGTAGTAGGTTTATTTTTAGGTAAAGTAGATGGTCAGACCTTTAATGGTGCTTTACTTATGATATTAGCTTTCTACTTTGGACAAAAGAATAAAGCAGAATAATGATTGTATTTATAATTATTGCAACTATATGTATGTGTTTGAATATCTATATGCTATATATAGTTTCAAGTAATATCAATATAAGTAAACAAATCAAGAAAGTAAAATCAAAGGTTCTTAGGAAAAAGGCAAAGATTTTAAAATCAAAAGTAAGCCAAAAGAAATGGGAAGAATCAATTTGGAAGAATTAGCCAAAAGAAATATAATTGTTTTTCTTGACTATTACAACATAACAACAGAGAGTGGTGAGCCGCTAGATTTTTTTAATCATCCATACTTAGTGGATATCTTTTTAGATTTCTCACCTAAACAAGTTTGATTAAAAGCAGCTCAGTTAGGACTTTCAACTACTGCTATTTTAAAGACTTTTTTTATAGTAGCAAAGATGGGCTTAGATGTTATTTATTCTATGCCTGCTGCTTCTGATTTAGATGACTTTGTAGGTGGTAAGTTAAATCGTATTGTTAATATGAACGAACGACTTAGAAAACTTATAGGAGGAACTGACAACATTAAAAGAAAACAAATAGAAAATGGTGTAGTTTATTTTCGTGGTACTATGACTGAGCGTGCTGCTATCTCGGTATCAGCAGACTTATATGTTTGCGATGAAATGGACAGAAGTGATCTAAAAGTTGTAGAACAATACAAGTCTAGACTTAATCACTCCAAGTTTGAATGAGAGTGGTATTTTTCTAACCCTAAGATTATGAACGCTGGGGTACATAAGAAATGACAAATCTCAACACAAAACCATTGGTTTGTTAAATGTTCTCATTGTGGTAAATGACAATATATGTCTTTTCCGGATAGTTTCCACGAAGCAGACCCTTCTGATAAATTAGACTTTGATAGATATATTTGTAAACATTGTGGTAAAACAATTTCATCTAACGAGATAAGAAATGGTAAATGAATTAAGAAACACAAGGAAGCCAAGTTTAGTGGTTATTGAATGCCTCTTTGAATTAACCCTTTAAAATCAGCTAAAGATATTTTAGAAGATTATAGAAATAAACCGTCTGATTACTTTGCTAACTTTGTATGTGGTTTACCTGCAAAAGACGAAGGTGGTGAAATTAGTGAAAATCTAATCTACCAGAATTGTAATAATATAAAACAAGAACGAGAGGGTAGAGTTATTATAGGATGTGATAGTGGTATAACTAAACACTATACAGTAGGGGATTCTAATGGTATATTTGAGTATGGAAAGACTACGAGGATGTCTGATGTTGAAAACTTCCTTTTAAAGTATCCCAATAGTTTACTTGTTATGGACGCTATGCCTGATATAACAGCCCCAAGAGAATTAGCAAACAAATACCCTAGTAGAGTATTCTTGTGCTTTTATACAGGAACTTCCAACAATACAGAACTGATTAAATGAAATTCTAAAGACCACAGAGTTAATGCTGATAGAAGTGGGCTTTTCCAAATCCTTGTAGATGAACTAAATGCAGGTTCAATTATATTTGAAAATGTAGCAGAGTATTGGGCTGACTATGTAAAACATTTTAATTCAACTTATAGAATAACAGAAAAGAACAATAGAGGTATGGATGTTATTAAATGGGAGTGTGCCGACGGTATGGACCATTGACTTCACTCACTTATATATTGAAGAATTGGTATGGATAAAAATACAGTACAAGCAAAAATCCTTACTAATAAAAGAAAGGTTAGAACATCACCTACAATTAAACAAAGTTTATTAAATAGAATAAAATAATGTTAAGAATAAAAGATTTTGATAAGTGTAGACATCTTCTACACGACTATATAATAATCCACGAAACTAGCAAACTTCTAATAGAGAGGTGTAAGTTTTGTGGTAAGAAAGTAAAGTTTTTTAAAAAAAATGGTAAAGTAATGGACTTGTATAGGTATGGTCAATGCCATGTAAGAGACCAATTACAATTTCGTGGTAACACAAAATATCTTTATAAAAAGATATATGGTAAGCAAGGACAAGATAGAATTAATGAAATGGAAAAACAACATTATAGGAAAATGGAAGATGCAGAGTTGTTAAAAGGTTATGAGGGATTGATAAGAAAATGGTTATAAAGAAGCCCCCTGTAAAGGGGGTTTTCTTATTCTTTAACAATTCCTGTTGCTGTAACTGCTTTCTTTGCTCCACGAATAGCCGAGCCAAGAGCTGGACTACCAAGATTGATACCTTGCTGTGCAACTTTCTTACCAACGTTAGATGTTAAGAATGCTGCTAATCCTGCTTCGCCTACTAATTTAACTACAAGGGCTTTTAACATACTAGGATGTATAAAGTAACCTAATCCTATTGCCATATCTGCTAGTTTGTTGTTTAAAAAGGCTGTCTGTGAGCCAGATAAAATTTTATCTGCTGCACCAAATTTTCTACTAATAGTTTTAATATCTTGTAATGCTTGAAATGTTTTTGGTGGTAACATTTCTTTTAATTTAACTACTCCATATTTATCTAAACTACTACTAAATTTGGCTGGACTAAACTTACCGCTCTTAGATGATTTTTCAAATAGATCACGAACAATAGAATTTCCTGCCTGATATACACTATCTTCTCCTACTACTCCTTTTAATCTTTTAATCTGTTCTATACTTGTATTTGTTGCTATAAGTTTTCCTGCAATTAATTCTGGTTGTTGTGCTAGTCTGGTAACATCTTTACCTATCTTACTATTAAGAAGTTGTATATTTTCTTTATAATATTTATTTGCAGCATCAATTGATTGTGATACTTCTGGACTTGCTGTTTTATAAACTTCGTCAACTGAGCCTTGTAATTGTGCTATAACTTTTTTTAATACTCCCTTGTCTCCTGTTGCAAGTGGGTCTGTGAATAGTTTGCTTTGTGATTGTAGGTTTTTAATAACTGCCATTGCCTCTTCTGTTGTTATTCCACCTTTCTTTAATTTCTTTGCTAGACTTTCTAGTTTTGTTAAACTTGAACTTCCACCCAATATCTTAATTGCTTTTTTTTCTTGTGTTGATATTTCTTTTATGAAGTCAACAACTTCTGGTGCTTGTATCTTAACTTTTTTGAGACCAGAGCCACTTAAAACACTATCGGCATTACTATATAGTACTGCTTTTGTTCTGATAAATTTTTGTTTAAAAGATTGAAAACTTTCTAATATCTTTTGCCCTGCTTCTACTTTATTACCAGAAGAAGTTCATTCATCTGCTAATCTACCAAGAGTTTCAGATGTTTCATCTATTTGTTTAATAATCTTTTTACCAAATCAACTTTTTCCTGCAATGCCTTCCATTAAAGGTGCTACCTTAGAACTAGATATTGTAGAAAATGGTAAGTCTTTAGCTTTAACGCCAAGTCTTTGTGTTGCGTCTAATACATTTTTACTTGCTCCTTTAACTAATTGTTTTCCTTTACCTAATGTTGCACCAAGTGCTTCTCCACCAACTCCTGTTGCCGCATCAAAAGCTGTATCTTTTACCATTTCCTTTGAAAACTCTGCAATCTTTTGTTTTGTTGTTAAATCTCTTCTTTCTGATATGTTGTTGAAATTTCTTAAAATATTAGCTGGTAACGATGCTATAACTTCTGGTCCTGCTATTTGTGTAAGTATTGTTTTAGCTGCTGGTAATAATGTTTTTGCTGCTATTTGCTTTCCTGCTACTTTATAAGCCACTGCTTGTCCTGCACCTATAGCTGTTCCACCTACTATTGCTCCTGTTGTTGCAATCATTTCAGCTGCACTTAAAGAAGCGTCTTTTGCTGATACTTCTTTTCCTACTAATTGTTCTACATCTTTTCAGTTTCTTCTGCCCTCTGCTATATCTTTTTGTATCTGTTCAAATTCTGGGCTTCTTGCCAATGCTACTTGTTTAAGATAGTCTGTCATTTTTCCTCCACCTAAAAAGTCTACGATACCTCTTGCTAAGTTCTTTTTTTCTGGTGCTTCCTCTTGTTGTTGTGGTTGTTGATAAGCAGTTCCTATTCCTTGTTGGGGTAGTTTAGGTTGGTCTGTACTTGGTTTAGCTCCACCCTTAACAAGTTCTTCGTATGTATAAGACTTTTGTTGTGTTGGTTGCTGTGGTTCATTAACAGGCTTTGCACCCATTTTCACCAACTCTTCATATGTGTATGCCATATTAATTTTTTAATTTATTTATAAGTTCCATCTGGTTGCATTCTAACTACTGTACCGTCTGCAAGTTCCATAGTTGGTGGTTGAGCTGATTTTGTTTCATTAAGAGATTGAACCGCAGAGCCTCACCGTTGTAAGCTACTTTTAATTATACCAAGTTGTTCCCTAAATGCTTGTGGACTTTGACCTTGGTCTAAAGCACCAAGAGCACTCATAAGTAATTGTCCCTCCCTATCTGAAACTTGTCCTAAAGCACCACCTGTTGTTGAAGCTGCTCTCATTTCTGTTAACGACCCAAAAGCTATATTTGATTTAAGTGTATCTAATTTTGCATTAAAATCACGAGCTTTTGAGCGTGGTCAATTTTGCATTAAAGAACCATATCCAGTTGTAAATTCACTAATCATTGGAAGAAGCTCATCTATTTTACCAAGTGCGGTTTCTGTAAGTTTTTGTCCATAAAGATTTTCGTTTTTTGGATTAATATAATCTTTATATGGACCCATTACCTCCTCTCCTCCTGCTAACTTCCACTCTTTATAAGATGAAGGCATACCAGTAAAACCATCGTTTGTATTTTCTTCTGGTGTAACTACTCATTCATTAGTCTTTATATTATATAACCCACCTTGTACTGATTTAATAGCTGAAAAATCTTCATCTTCTGGCTTAGGTGTTCCCGAAGCAATCACTTTTCCTGTTGTAGGGTCTACTAATGTTGCACCTTGTGCTAATGATACAGGTTTAGTTGATTCTGCTTCTGTTGGTTTTGTAAACAAAGCCTCTCCTGTTGGACTATAAGTTGTATCTCCTATTGTAGTTGCTTGGTTTGCTGTTCTATTTGCTAATAGACTAGCTACTCTTGACTGTAAGGGTTGTAGTTGTGCTAATGCCTCTCTACTTAAATAATTCTTCCTGCCTGTCATTGCTCCAGCACTAACAGGCTCTCCACCTATCATTGTTTGTCCGCCTAGTGTTTGTCCTGTAATATCTGCTATTCTTGTATTCAATCCTTTTTCTTCTTCTGTTTGTTGTGTAGATTGTAAGTAAGATTGTATTGCTGCAGTTTGTGGGTTTACAGTTGGCTCTGGTACTGTTGGAGTTGGTGTTGGTGTTGGTTGTTGTGCAAATTGTAAATTATTTCCAGCATTCATATTACCTATATCAGTATTGATATTACTCAAAACAGACCTGTCAATCCCTTGTAAAAGAGCAGGTGCTGGTGGTGTTGGAGCTTTGTAGTTTTGCAAAGGCTTCTTTGCTTTCAAATTGTTGATGTCATCGTTCACTGCCTTTAAGACATCTCTTGTTATTTTAGCCATTATTGTTTGTATTTAGTTTTTATTGTTGAATTTAGTGCGACTTCTCTTATTATAGGTGTGTCCCCACCTGATCTAATTTCTATTCTAAATTGAATCCATTGACTATCTATATCTATTGGTAATTCTTTTACTCCTGTATCTGTAGCACTAATTGTATCTAGTAATATAAAGTTATTTGGTTTGAAGTAGAAACCATCTGTTGCTGTAATTCCTGTAATTGTATCGTCTACTGTAATCGTATATGTTGGTGTTGAAAATGATATTGTTTTAATTGTTGTGATAATTCCCCCACCAATTCCATTTAAAATCTCTATCTCATCTCCTACTGCTAATTCTGAACAACCTGTATCTGTAGAAGTGAAACTTGTTGTATCTGCTCAAGTTCCTGTTCCTGTTCAATTAAATTCTTCTTCTGTTCTGTATTTAACTATAATACTTCCACCTGTTTTGTTGTCTGATTTAATAAACATTTTATCCCAAGTTTCTTCTATCTCTGTTGCTTCTAATCTAGGTGTTATTATATAACCACGACTTGCGTGATAACTTGTTCCTGCTAATGTTTGGTAATCAAGATATTGTATTGTATAATCGTTATCGTCATTTTTTGTTCTTGAACCATAAAATAATGTTTCTTGGCTATAATTATCTCCTATATATAAACCTTTAATTGCAGATGGACTTGTTATATATTTCTGTCCATAATCAAGTATTGAAGCTGATTTGCTTTCTGAAACTGATGAAAAGTGATGCAAACTTTCTCCGTCGTATTTTCATATTCCTGCTGGTGCGTTTTCCATTGTTCTTTGTATTCCCCAAGTATAAGGGCGAGTATCTACCATAATATATAAACTATCACCTATAACAGCCATACCATTCCTATGAATTGGTTGGTCTGCGTGTGTTGAACTATGGTAAAGTAAATAATCCTCATTATATCAAGGAAAGGTCGCAACTCTTGTAAAGCCACCACCATTAAATTTAAGTAAATCCCCTCTATCTGTTGTTATATGTAATACATCATCAACTAATGCACCTGAATAAACCATACCTGCATTTAAAATGTATTCATAGTTAAAGTTATCTGAACTACCATCTCAACTAAATACTGCACTCTTTTGACTTCTGTTTGTTCCAGCTGTCTTTGTTCCTATTCAGTACTTGTCTGAAGCACTAATTATTCAAAGTATTTCATAAGCTTCTGGTAAGTTAACTACATCTTTAAAAAGGTCTTCTCTTATATTTATAGCACTAATTGTATGGTTATCACCTACTAACATAAGGTTATTAAATCCTACACACAAAGGATGAGCCTTTGCTGATGTAAGTGAATCACCACCTATTACAGTTGTTCACCAATCTACATCTATTGCTGTTCCATCGTTTCATTCTGATATATCACTAGCCGCAGAAATATAAGCCATATTATTAAACATAACTACACTTGATGTGTCATCAGAGGGAGGATAAACTCCACCTTGTACTACCTTAGCCCAGCCTGTTGCATCTCCTGAAGCTACAAACATAGCGTCTGTTGATGTAGGACATATTGTAACCCCTTTAAAAGAAGCGAAGTCTGTTGGTATTCCTATTCCTGCTGTTCCCCTATGGTTATCTGCCAATAACCCTCTTGGAGCAAGTCTTAAATCTCCATATTTGAAATCCATATTAAAAGAACTCCAAATGTTTCCAGAGTATTTGTTTTCATTTAGTTGTTGTATTACTTTTGCTTTTGAAGGAATTATTATATTCATTATCGTATTACTTTATAAAGTTTATATACTCCATTAACTGTTGAGTTTGATAAATAGATATTTAATGAAGTTAGGTTTGCTCTTGAGTATGAAACTGAAAAGCAAGCTTCTGATTGATAAGCACCTCCACTATTTCCACAATTTTCTTTTACTGTAATCATTCTTCTGTCGTTTGATTCTGTTGATAATCTAGCGTCTATGTCTATAACTGCATTGTATCTTCCTTTAATAAGATTACAGTTATACAATAAAGCCATTCTGTCTGTATCTGTTGCTCCTGTAACATCGTGTGAAGAGGCTCCACCAGTTCAAAGTGTATAGTGTTCTATAAATGATAAACCGTCTGAAACTATATTATTATTAAAAGCTATGTAGTTTCCACTAGGTGCTTCGTCATCTATATAACACTCAATTACTAATCTATATTTCTTTGTTATATCTCCATTTAATCCTAGTATAATATTATCGCCGTCTTTTAAAGATTTACTATCAATTAAAATACCATTACCTTCTGCTATTGAAAGCTCTTTAATATATTCTCTAGTCTTTCCATTTAAACTATCAATAGAAGGCTTATCTAATGTGTATGGTATTTGTTGTGCCATTATGATACTTTAGGATTAAAATTTGGATTAAGTATGTAATTTACTTGGTTAAGTGAAACGCTATTTGTCTTTTGTTTTTCATTTGCTAACATTTCTTTTACTCCCTCGTTATATAAGCCGTCAAACAATTGAGCTCTTGGTGTCAAACCTTTCTTAGTATAATAAACTGAAGCTGCTTTGTAAACAGGTATTTCTTGATAATCTTCTGGAAGAACTGAAACTTCCCCTATAGTATATGAAGCTCCTGCAACTGTTGTTCCGTCAAAAGCATATTCTAATTCTAAACTGGTTGTACTTGTAAAGGTTTTAATCTTATATCAGTTTTCGTTGTATTTTAAATATCTTCCTACCATACCAGCTGTAAAGGTTGTACCTGCTCCTGTAACTGTTGCGTCTTCGTCTGTTAGTGTAATTGTTCCTGTTGTATAATCTGCGTTTGACAAACTAACAACTTTCTTTTTATAAACAAAATAAATTGTATAATCTGCTGTTGAGGGTGTTGGGTAAAAACTTATCTTGTTATTCTGTATGTAAAAATATTGAGGGTAAGTTGAACTTGATTCACTTGCTGTGATACAATCTCAATCTACTCTTGATTTAATTTCTGTTGGTATATATTTTTCATCGCTAATAACAAAATAGACATTTTCTAAAACGTCGCACTCTCTTGGTAAATAATATTCAACTTGGTCTGCTACTGAAGTATCTGTTGCAGTATCAGTCATAAATCACCAATTCTTAGTTTTAGCCATCTTCCTTATATAATCATTAGTCAAGCTCATACCTAATGTAATATTAGTAGTTGTGCTATCGTTTGTTAACGATGTATATAGGTCTTGTAAATCTGTATATGTTTTCATTATATTATATTAATTAGTTAATGAATTGAAAGAAGTTTGTTGTGTTCCCACCAGCGACGACTGTAAATTTTCCATCTACAATGAACTTAGCAACAGAATTACTTCCACTAGTTGTAATAGCATTACCTACTCCTGTTACTGTACAAGTACCGAAATTAGCAGTTACATAACTGATAATAACTACACCTGAACCTCCAGCTCCACCAGTTTGTCCACCACCTCCACCTCCACCAGTATTTGCTGTACCAGCATCAGCAGTAGTTTGGGTTGCCCCATCACCACCACCACCTGCTCCTCCTGTACCATCATCTCCACCTGCTGTTTCTCATACACACCCACCACCACCTCCAGCGTATGTTACTGCTGAGCCTGTAATAGAATTTGATGTACCATCTCCACCATCTCCACCTGATGCTTCTCCTGCTAATGCTCCTCCTACTCCAGCAGCACCAACTTCGGATGCTCCACCGCCTCCACCACCAGCAGGATAACTTCCAGAAGGACCGCCATCTCCTCCATCATTTCCTTGACTGCCTGTTCCACCAGATGCTATGCTGCTAAGGTCACCAGACGCACCACCACCTGAACCACCATCTCCACCATCGTCATTATTATAAGTTCCACCACTACCTCCACCTGTTGCTGTAATTGTACTAAAAGTAGAGTTAGAACCATTGGCTTCTGCTGCTCCTCCTGCTCCAACTGTTATTGTATATTCTTGTGCTGTTACGGAAAGTGTAGCATTGTATTGGTAACCACCTGCTCCACCACCACCAGAAGCTCCATTTGATGAACTACCACCGCCTCCTCCACCTGCTATAACTAATGCTTTTACTGTTGCCATATTTAATGTTTATTTTACGCTTGTACTCCTACTGCTATTGCTTCTCAACGAGGTGTTCCTGTTGTTCCATTATAAACACAACCAACGTAATGTTGTTTGCTTATAACTGTTGTTGTTGGTAAGGTAACTCCTATTGCTGTAAATCCTGTTCAAGTTAAACCTTTAGCTGCTCCTGCATCTTTAAATCTAACCATTAATGTTTGTCCGTCTGTTGGAGTTCCTGTTAAAGTAAATGTCGTAGCATTTGCTACTGCACTTAAATCATATACATCTGTTATATCTGTATTAATCACTGCTGTTGCATCGTCTGTTGTTGTTACTACCCTCTTTGTAATTCTTTTATTAGTAAGAGTACTTGTACTTGAAATTGAAGGAATAACTACTCCCTCAACTGCCAATACACCTGCTGCACTTCTTGCTAATGTTGTATCGCTTGCGTGTCCTAATTCAATATTTCCTGTAGTAGTTATCTTGTTTACTACAATACTTGGAGTCCCAGTTAAAGCAGTTGCTACTGTGTTATCGCCTGTGTTTGTTCCAGAAGTATTTGCAAGTCTTGTGCTACTAGTAGAATCAAAACTTACCTTTGAATCATTAAGTCCTTGTGCTGTTAATCCTGCTAAACCACCTGCTGGTATTGCTACTCCATTTTTAAGTGTCTTAGAGTCTGCTCCATCTCATTGTGGTAAATATAAATCTGTATTAGTTGCTGGTCCAACAACATCTCCAGAACCTGCACTTGGGTCTTCGTTAATTCATTTTGATGAGGCTGTATCATAAGTAAGTATTTGATTATCAGCTATACTTGTAATAGTAACATCTGATAAGTCTTCTAGGGCTGCTGTTAATATTGCACTTACTTTAAGTCTACCAGTTGTTGGATCTACTAGTAAGTTTTTTAAAAATTTATCTGCACCATCAGTAACTCCCATTAAGGAGTGCTTTCTGTTTGCATCTATTTTAGAAGTATCGTTTGCCATTATGCTGCGCTTACATTGCCATCACTTGAAATAGGAGACCAAATACAAAAGTATTTAAGTACTCCTGCTGTCAAAGTGTTAGTAGCAATTGTTTGTATAATATCTGAACCATTTAAAATTATTCCTGATGGATAAGCTTCGTTAGTTGCTGGTGTTGCATCTAATCAAATCTCTCCTGTGTCAATATCTGTACCTGTTGTTTGTGCTATTGCTATTGCAGTAGCCCCAGAGATACCAGCTTCTATTGTACCGCTTCCTGTTAAAGAAGTTGAACATACTGCCATTAATCTTATGTTGACTAGTCCTGTTACTGTAAACAATGTTGTTGCACCTGTTGCACCTGTTGTTGATGCACTATAAGTAATAGATTTAGTTGCTGTTAATCCTAAGTTAGTTATAGGAACTCTGTTTGCATCTCTTTGATATGTACTTGTTATATTTGCCATATTATTCTATGTTTAAGTCAATTATTAAATTACCACTACTATCTACAAGTAGTGGTCTTTGTATTGTGCCATCAAAGACCGTTGAAGCACTTGTTCTATTTTCATCTATTTTATTTGTCGTGTGAGCAGTACTTGAACTCATTATGCTTACAGCAACAAGAAGTCTACCTGATGTAGCATCTACTTTAATTGGTGTAGCAATCGTTCCATTGTCTGCTAATCCCACATAACTTCTATTTGCATCTATATTCATTACTTTATGTTTTTAATTATTGATAATACTGCAGTTATAACTCCACCTCCTACAATTCCCCATATAGAGGCTTGTCCAGCTGTATAACTTTGTTTTTGCTTTAGGACTGTTATGTCTTTTGAATTTGTTTTGGTACATTGAGTTATGTCTTCTTGTTGTTTCTGTATTGAATCTATCTTACCTTCAATGCGACCAAGACTGCGTTGTATGTTATCTTCCATATTCTTGTTTTAAAGCCTCTAAAGCTCTTCTACGACTTGTTAATAGTTTATTTTGTTCTGCTAATTGTTCCTCTCTCCTCACTAAACCTTTCTCTTTAATATCTACCATTACTTTTCTTTCTTGAATTACTTCTTTGAGTCTTCCAAGTTTAGTTAATTCATCATTGATAAGTTTTGTAATATCAGTCTTGTATTTTGCTACAAGTTGATTTTCTATAATTGTTTTTTCTAATAACTGTTTATTATCAGATTCTAGTTTTGTTGCTTCTGATAATCTATTCTGTATATCTTTTGTTTTTAGATCTAAATTTATTTTTGTTAATTTAATACTCTCAAAACTTTCCCTCTGTTTTGCTGTATTTGCTTTCTGTTTAATAAGTTCTTTCTTTGAATCTATTTCGTTTTGTTTTGTTCTTTCTATGATTTCTGTCAAAGGGGCTAAGAGATGTCTTCTAGTTTTAGATAATTGTGCTATCTCTGCTAAAAGAACATCTCTTTGTTTACTGTGTTGATTCATAAACTCAACTGTATCTTCTCTTATGAGTTTAAGTTCCCTCCTCTTGTTATCAACATAAGTATTAGCCTCTCTTACTTCTTCGTTACTTAGACTTTTTGGTTGAACTTGCTTTTTTGGTTGTTTTTTTAATATCTTCATTAGTCTTTTCTTTTAATTCTTCAAACTCTTCTTCTTCAACTACTTCTTCTTCAACCTCGTTAAGTTCCTCAACTAATCTTGCTGTTTCATCTTCTATTGTCTTTGGAACTAATAGTTCGTGAATACAACTTTTGATATAGTCAAGCTTTCTGTCATCACTTTCTACTAAGGTTTCTCCTAACCTATTAAAGTGGTCTGTTGCTAAATGTTTAGCAAAGTGAGCTGCTAGAAAATAAGCAACTTTCTTTGTTTCTCCTGCTTTAAAAGGATATTCAATTCCGTTCCATCTTCCTATAAAGTTGTCTGATGATATATTTTCAAAGACAACATAATCGTTTGGATTTCTCATAATTGTTGTTTTAATTTAATACTGTACTGGGGGGTAGTAGAGGGGGCTAACCCCCAGTAGAATACTAGCAACCGAAGTTGCTAATATCTATTGAGTTTTAGTCAATTGCTAAATCTTGTGCAATTGGGTAGTTCAATTCAAAAGTTGCTGCTCCTGTATCTGTATCTCTAGCAGATCTTCCGATTGCTCCAATTACTACATCACCTGCAACATCAGCATCATCAATTGAGCCTGCTGTTGAAGTTAAGTAAACTTTACCATTGTCTGCAAAAGATGCTAAACATAATCCTGTTGCTTTACCATAAATTTGGTATCACCCATATTTATCTGCAACTATAGCAGCCATAGCAATAGCTACTCTACCTTGTGCATCAGCTACTGCCAATGTTGTAAGATGAGCTTCGTCCATTGTTACCCAACTATTTTCTAATGTACTTGCAACACCTTGTAAGTAAATATATTCATTACCTGATGTGTCTAATGCTCTTGTTCCTAACTCATATTGTTTTGTTGAATCTATTGTATCTGTATCAGCTTCAAACAATTGAGCTGGTCCTGTTAAATAAGCCATAATTTTATTTTAAGTTTTATTAAATTTTCCGACTTTATGTACTTTGTATTCCAATTGTAGCTGTTGCTACATATGTAGGAGTACAATTAAATACACCAACTGCTGTAGAAGTTTTTGTACAACCTATTGAACAAGTACTACCTGTTGTAATTATTTGTCCTACTGTTAATGTTGCTACATCAATTGCAACTGCTGGAGCTGACCCTAATGAGTTAGCCATAAATATACAATCTTTGAATTCCATTACTCTTTCTACATCTGTTGCACCACCTTTAATCATAGCTGTAGTTGTTCCACCTGCGTTTTTCCAAAATCTGCAATTATTAAATAATACATCTCTTGAAACTTTACCTGCGGCAACTGTTGCTTTTGTCAAAAGAACTGCTGGTCTTACCTTGTCTCCTGTAACTGCTGTTGCAAGTGAACCAATAGTACAATTGTTAAATTGTGCTGAGTCTCCGTTTAATACTAACTCTGCGTGAGTATCTGAAGCTTGTTTACCTGAGTTGTAAAATTCACAACTATCAAAAACTGTATACTCTCCACCTTCTCCAAATGTTCCTACATTCTCTGTTAATGTATTGCTAGATGAGAATTTAATTCCACTAAAGGAATTTCTAACTCCTGTGTTCTTAACTGCAAATACATCTGTTGCTGCTAATGTAACTCCCATATTGATTCTTGAACCTTGTCCGTATGTTCTTGTGGCAAAGTCTGCTCCTACAAATGCTATTCTACTCTTTGAAATTGTTAACATTTCTGTTAATGTGTGACTCCCTGCGTTTGAAAGAAAGATGACATCATTGTTATTTGTTGTTGCTGATTCGTAGGCTTTACTAATTGTTGCGAATGCTGTTGATGGAGTTTGTCCATTTGAGTCATCCGAACCATTGTCTGCGTCTACATACCACGCATCTCCAAATACTGATACACCTCCTCCCATTATTGAACTTGATTGCATAAATACTGATTTACCAAGTTGAGGGATATAATCTTCTAAATTAAGCATGTTTCTAATTTATATTTTTTATTGTACGACCTATACTCCTGTTATACCTGTAAGTACACCTTGTCTTTTAGGATTCTCTGAAATGAATTCTCCACAAAGATAAATATGTGTAACCCAAGCACTTTGGTTAGTTGGTGTTAACCAACCGGGTATGTAAGTGAAACCAAAACCACTATTCTTTGAATAATCATTACCTACTATATCTGTATCTGCTGTTGCAATAGTTGAAGTATCAATCATTTGCATTGAATAGAAATTTAAGAATTTCTCATTTAACATATAAAGATAACCTGAAGTACATTTTTCGTCTGCTAATACTGGGATTCCTTTATAATCTAATGTTGTATAACCTGAAGAAGCTGCTAAACCACCAGCATATAAAGATGGGGTCTTATAGATTCTATCTTGAGGTTGTAGTAATTTCTCATAGTAAGAGAATACACTTGGAGTTGTATAAATATCTGTAGGCTGAACTGCACCACTAGTTATATTGTTATAAAGAGTTGCTAGTTTGTCTAAAGAAAGTGTACCACCTGAAGCTGTGTCTACTCCACCAATTGTTGGGTAAGTTGCTCTGGATTGTCCACCGTATGTTGCAACTGTTCCACCATCATCTACTATATCTTGTAAGCCTAAAAATTGCTTTGAGTCTGTTGCATTTGAGCTATATAAAGCTGTACCAATTGCATCAGCTGCATCTTGTGCTTTTGACTTTAATTCTGTTTTAATAAGATCCAATACTTTTTGTTTACCAGCAGTTTGGTTAACTGTTGCTTCTGTCTTAAGTATTGTAACTGATTTTTCATAAAATTTAGGGTCAAAAGAAATCTTAATTCTATTAGATGTTGCAGTTGTTGTGTGAACTTCTGCACCACTAAAGAATCCTCCATCTGTTGTAGCTTCAAACTTAACAGGGAATTGCATTTGAGTTCCAGTAAATCTCTTACTGTTTCTTAATGTTCTTCCTGTAAGCACGTTGCTATCTAATATTGTGTCAACAACTTTTGGCATAAGTTTACTTTCTGTCAATGTTGTGACTCTATTATCAAAAGCCATAATTCGTTAGTTTAGTTAATTAATGCTTTCCCAATCTGTTCCAGCGATTTTTGAAATAACTTTACTAGGCTCTACGTCTGAAGATGTTTTCTTTGCAACTTCCTTTTTAATAGAAGCTGTACTTTTCTTAGGGTATTTTAGTTTATAAATATCATATGCCTTATCCATATTTATTGAACCGTCTGAGTTAGTTGGCAAGTATTCTGATATTACTTTCATTAAAGTATTTCTATCAAATGTTGCACCGCTAGCTTTTAGGTCTTCAAAGGCTGTATCTATAATCTTACTATACTCTTCACTCTTCTTA